CCGCTCTGGAGTGTGCCTGTAGTCTTATAGACATACATAGTGGTTCCTTCCATCATCGGGATCTTTCTCGTTACGCCCAGCGCTTCCATCAGTTTCGGCAGAATGTTCCCACCAAACTGTTCTACAAAGTCAACCTCTCTGACTTTTCTCATCTGTGCCGCTTTGATTAAATTAGTTTCAGCACTTGTTTCTACGTTTGCCATTTGTAATCTCCTTAAAATCCGTTTTCAAATCTCCACTCATACCCTTTGTGGCTTTTTCGTAAACCTCGACAACATTGAGAAACACTGCTTTGTGTGTAACCATTTCTTCCTGCTTCGTTGGTGCTTTCCCATCGCTTTACGACAGCACCATCGCATATTTGCAATACTGGCTTTGTTTGTTTACTGATACAACGCTCTCTTGCCGTCCCATGGTTGCAATTATACTGGTAAGTACACCATTCCAGATTGCGTAGATCGTTGTTTTGCTTGTTCTCGTCGATGTGATTTATGCAAGGCAGTTTGTTAGGGTTTGGTACAAACGCTTCCATAACAAGGCGGTGTACCGTATGAGTTTTTCTTACTCCGTCTTTAGATAAACTCACTTGCAAATATCCCCACATATTAACATTGTTATGAAGCACTTTGCCGCCGTATTTTCTTGCAAATGATTGCTGTCCCTCACGTTGTACAACTTTGCGGTTTTCTTTGCTTCTAACTCGCCCTTTGTTACTTACCTCATACAAATCTTCATAGCCAACTACTGGTCTCCACGTTTCATTCATTGTTTCTCTCCGTTCTTTTCGATAGGAGAGCGGTAGGAACATACCCTACACAGGAGTTTCTCTCACCTTACTACTCATTAAAAACCAAAAAGCGTATGATTTTCGGCAATGGCATTCTGTCTCTCTTTCGTGTCCTTGATCGCCATGATCTCGTCCTTGGACTTATAGACTTTGCCGCTGCCTGCTGGCGGTGTCGCTGTGTTTACGCCTTTGGTGTCGGTCTTGACAATGAAGTCTGCCCATTCCTCGCCAATGGCTTTCTTCAGCGTGTCCGCTTCCTTCACTTTGCCTTCATCGTCAAACTCGATGGAATCAATGTCGGATACTTTCAGCACCGAGCCGATTCTCTTATCTGAAATGCCGACCTCCTGCAGGAGTGCTTTGTAAGCGTCTGCCTTTTTGGCGTGCTTCTCCTTTTCCTCCTGCTGTGCCTTAAAGGCATCGAAGTCTTCTTTCAGCGCATCGTATTTGACTTTGTAAGCGTCTTCGCCGTTCTTTTCTGCTGCGGCCTTCAAATCGTCCAGTTCCTTTTGGACGGCAGGTAGTTTCTCCGCATCGGCCTTATAGGTGTCTCTCTGCTCTTTCAGAGCATTGACTGTCTCTGTATGTGCGTTGATAATTTCATCAACCTTGTCGTCTTCAATGCCGAGTGCTGATAAAAACTTTCTTGTTAAACTCATATTAAAATCTCCTTTGCTTCGTAGGAATTACTTTACCATTCGATTTCTATTGTGAGTATATCACTTCTTTAATTCGTTTTCAATAACTGTTTTGAATGTGTCTATGTTGCTTTCTCCCGATGGTTTCATGAACGGCGTGCCGCTCTGGTATCGTGTGCCCATCTCCTGATAGATTGCATACTCTACGTCTGTCTCTACTACCACAGTATCCGTGCCTTCGGGGTGATGCTCAATGCTGTTGCGCAGTCTGCCTGTGTCCACCGGTGCCATCTGCTTTGCGTAACTTTCCCATAATGCTCCGCATTGCTCCAATGCTCTGGCCACCGCTTCATCGGACAGCTCTTTGACCTGCCCCAGCTCGTCCATCTTAATTTCGATTCTTATCTCAGCCATCTCTCCACCTCGGGTATGGTTTAGACACCGGCTTCTGTGCGCTCCACTCCAGTTTGCCCATGCCGTCCGGCCCTTCTTCTATGTCCATCGGCATGCCTGCCGGTACCCATAAAAGCGTACACCTGCAGTTATAGACGTCCTCGTCTGCTCCTGCCGGGTCGCCCGGCTCGAACATATCATTTGAAAAGTACGCATCGCACGGCACTCGCTCGCCGTGCATCACTCTGTGCGCCACTCTCGTTCTGTCGTCCAGCGTTGCATACCATATCTTGTCGTATGCTATGCCCATGTCCTGCGCGTCAAGCATGGCGTCTATCCTCGCTTCGTTCTCCGCACAAGTCACGCCTGTGCGCGCCGCTCTGTACGACGCCACTCTGTCCATGTTGGTTACCTTGTGAAGTCTGCGTGCTATGTCGTCGATGCTCTTGCCTTTCTTCATGCCGCTTCGGATAACAGATTCAATCTTCTTTCGGTGCCACGGCAGGTTTTTAAGAGGGTCAGGGCTTTTCGGGAGTATCCCTTTTGGTCTTCTCGGTTTATGTTTATTATTAGGAGTATATTTTATGCTGTTGAAGAAAGATTTTACTTGTCTGCTGATCTGATCGCCTGCAAATTGCTTATTTTTTGTGTAGACCAATAAAAGCCCTGCCCCTGCTTTTGCCATTGCTTCAACGGTCGCTTCGTGGTAGTCTTCCGCAAGCTCGTCGCGAAGTTCCTCCCACTCACGGCCGGTGGTAACACGATTAACGTACCACTGCTCAAACTCCTTTCGGGTCATCTCTCCGTCGTCCACCATCTGTTCATGCTCTTTTATCTCCGCTTCAAATTTCTTCAGATAGTTTCTGACTTTCTTTATGATCTTGCGGTCGGCCTTGTCAAAGACCTTCAGCATCTCATCTGTCATTTCCGCAAGTATTTTGTCGGCTTGTCTATGCCCTTTGTCCATTATTCTTCAATCGGCGGTTCTTCTCCACCTGTCATTCTCTGGTAATCGTATTCGTCCATATTTGCAATGATCTCGTCCGCTTTGTCCGCGTCTCCGAGAAGCGTCAGGATCCTTCTTGTGACGTATTCGTCGTCCAGGTACTGCGCCGCCTGCAGAAGCACCGATATTTCTTCGGTTGTGTTCACAAGATAACTTCTCGTGAATGTCGGCGTATCTTCAAGTCCTGCCACGCTCAGTATTCCCTGCAAAAACTCAAGCACGCAGTATTCGAACTGGTCTGCCTTGTTGTTCATTGGCTCGTATGCTGCACGGATCTGCGTCGCTGTGTTTGCTCCGCCTTTTATCTCGTCAATGTTCAGTGCCATGTAGTCGGCGTACATATCCTTTGCCAGTCTGTCTAAAAGCGCTTCTCTGCCTTCGTGCGGTGCTTCTAAACTGTTCGCCTGCGCCGTTGCCCCTGTGTCTTCTACTGTGGCCGCGTGTATGGTCTTCAGCCTCTGCACAAACTCGGCAAGGTCTATCTCGTCCATACCGCCAGCGTTGTTGATAGTCCAGTATATGAACGAAGCCTCGTCTATCGTGTTGCAGAAGCCTGACTTGATCAGGTCGTATGCGTCTATCTGTTCACGCAGTCCGACAAGCTCCGACTGTCTGTGAGGATTTGCCCACAGCGGTACGATCGGGAACGTCGGGTAGTTCTCGCCTGCAAATATCTCCGCTTCATCTACGCCGGTGCTGATAAGCGTCAGTATGTACGGCCGCTTGTCTTTGAGTATCCGTCCTTCTCCTTCTTCCCAGATGTATTCGGTGATGCCGTCTGTCTCGTACAGCGTGGCCCTCAGTGGCTTCTGCGCGTCCACCTGCCAGAACCTAATGCCTGCCATCAGTGCGCCGTTCTCCTCGTCGTACAGCGGTACATACTCCAGCGCGGTGAACACTTCCAGATGGTCGTAGTTGTAGAATCCGAACGACACGCCTGCGCCAAGTGATGCTTTCGCCGCCACCTGCAGCTGCTTGTCAAAGTCCTCACCGAGATAATCTTTCGTAGTCTCGTCTTCCCACGTCACGCCGTTGCCAAGAAGGAACTGTACCTGCTGCGTGGTGAAGCGGTTGAAGAACCCGCTCGTGATCTTGTAGTTCGCACTCACGTTGTCCGGGATTGCTCTCCCTGTCGCGTCATAAAGTAATTTCTGGAATTGTACGATCGTTCTGTTCTGCTTTCGGTCGTACTCGTCTGCTATCTGTGCCGTCTTGTAAAGGTCGGAGCTTTTGTGCTCGCTGATTGCTTCATAGACGAACTGCATTCTGTTCGCTTCGTTTTCGCCTACTTCAAGTAGGTCATTAAAGGTCCGCATGTCTTCTCTCCTTTGCGATGTGTTTCGTCTGCACGAAATATCTCGTGCAGTCCTGCAAGTGGTCTGCTTCTTTTTTCGGCCGCTCCTCCGGTCCGTCTGCCCATACGTAACCGGCTGCTTCTTTCTGCCAGTTCTTCAGGCTCTTGTGTATCTTTATTCTACCACGATTCATTGAGGTTGCAACATTCCTTATGCCGTTGAGAACGTCGTTGTCTGCATCACGCACTCTGTACCGTCCTCGCTTCTGGAGCATGGCCTTGAATGAAGCGGCACTCGGGTCTATTATGACTTCCAGTTTTCGGTTCAGCGCGGAGTGTCCGTTGCCGTCCTTGTCAAACAGCCACTGCGTAAACTGGTCTATGTCGTCTGCGTATTCATCATCTGCTTTCTGTACGCCTGTATCACGACCTGAATAATAGTATTCGTTTATCGCATACCATACGCCCTCGTTTAAGCCCCACAGCATAGCCGCAAAGGCGTTTTTTGTGCCGTAGTCGATACTCAGGCTGTAATCGGTGAAAACGTCCGGCAAATCATCTGTTACGGCGTCCTCGTACATTGGATAGATAAGACCTTCCGCCTTCGTCCATTCGCCTTCGATGTATCTCGGATAGTACACCGTGCCTTTGTATTCCTTGCACAGATCCTCAATGAATTTCTCCGGCAGGAACGGATTGTCGAATATCTTGTACTTCTGCACGTATGCGTCTATGTCGTCCCGGTCAAGAAACTCTTTCAGCCAGTGCGTCGGCGATTCCGGGTTGCACGCAGCGTCCATACAAGAATATTCCTTGTCCAGTCTCGACAGAGCCATCATGAACACTTCTTTGTTCCACTTGGCTATTTCGTCGCCGTACAGATACTTGATGCTCATGCCCTGCACTTTGCCGATCTGCGAAACCTTTTCCGCGCCCAGACAGTACACATCTTCACCGCATATCCTCGCCACGTTCCTGGAATTGATCGTACCCACCAACAGATCTGTGTACTGTTCCCGCATCGGCTGCAGAACGTTCCGCTCTATCGTTTCCCTTGACACGCCAAGTATTACAGTCAGTCCTTCTTTGCCCGATACTTCTCGTATCCGCCTCGGTATCATGTACGTCACATCAACGTAGGACTTGCCCGAACGGACTGCGCCCACCTTCATGTTGATGCGGCGTGTCGCTTCTCTGATGTACTCATTCTGTTTGCTTGACAGCATTCTCTTTCACTCCGTCCAGTATCTGATCCAGCTTGGCCAGTGCATCCTTGTTGTCGCTCTCGAAGTAATCCTTCTGCCCAAGATAGTTCTTGCCGAGGAATATTGCCATCGCTGCGTTCTTCTCCGCCAGTTTGAACTGATACCTTCGCAGGCTTGTTCTGCCCTTTGCGCTGTATTTTTTGAATGCCTCCGCAAAAGGCTCTTCCAGCTCTCTCTTGCACCAGCGTTCTATCGTGTCCTCTGAACAGTCAAAGAACCCTGCTATCTCCTGCAGGGTACACTGTAATGCACACAGTTTCTTAAATTGTTCAAAGTCTATTTCTTTTCGTGGTCTGCCCATAATACACCTATATGTCCGGCTCTGTAAATTGAGCCGCTATGATTCCTTCCTTGCGGAACATAAATCCTCCAAAGCAAAACGAGCATACGCCGTTTGTGTCTCCTGTCTGCATATATTCAAGCAGGCTGTTTTCGTCTCGCTCTATATTCGCTGCTATCTCTTCGAGGGAGTCTCCCTGGTAGGATATTTCTCTTTTGATATACCCCCCCC